CAAGCCGACAAGGTGACCGCCGAACTGATACCGATGCCGAAGAAACGCGGAAGGCCCGCGACAGGTAAGGCGATGACAGCAGCAGAGCGCAAAGCAGCACAGCGTGCAGCGCTGCCCGGCTACAGCATGGACGTGTCGATGACGCAATGCAGCGACACGGCCCTAAACACGGCGATGCAGCGAGCACTATCACAGGGTGACGTAGTAATTGGCGAAATGCTGGCCGGGGAGTTCTTACGACGGATCAACGAACGCCGCCGTACGTGCCCGAAGTCGGAATGAACCCACCCCGCGTGTCGTCGCTGTACCGCGGTTCAGCCGTCCGGCCCGCCGTCGGCAAAGCCGCCGCCTGGCCGGTCGCCTGCCCTTTGTTGCCAGTCTCCCACGCGACGAAATAGCCAGTTTCGGCCAGCTTTCGACATAGGTCCTCGGGCGTACCCATCCTGGTGCCCTGATCGGTGTAGCAAACGCACTTGCTGGCACTGGCGATGCAAGCAGCAGGATAGGGTGCATGAACAGGCTTGGTCACTTCATCGTATACGGGTGCAGTGTGGGGCAGGCCCGAAATGCGCGGCTGTTGCTCGGCTATCCATTCGCCTGTCGGCTTCCGCCGCGCAGGCCGTTCCCCCACTGGCGCGAACCCGCCCTGCCCCGTTTCCGTAAGGCCCGCCACCTGTTGGACGGTGTCCATTTTGGGGCCTTCAGCCTGCCCGCTATACCAGCCGTAAAACGCCCAAGCGAGCAGACCGAGCAGCACCGGGATCGCGAGCAAGAAGAAGATGCGCGCCGGTATCCGCGCCTTGTGCGTGTGGATCGTGGCAGACTTGTACGCATCAAACAATTCTTTAGGGTATGCCCGCGTTTCGCTAACCGAATCGGCGCGAGTCTTATCGCATTGCTCTTTGACCTGGCCCCACTTGTGCAGGGTCGCCATCCCTGCCCCGAAAGCGCGCACGACATGCACATGCTCACCGGCCAAGCGCCGCACGTTGCTATCAATCAGCATCGGGTGCTGCGTTATAAGGTAGATGTCCCATCCGTTGTGACGGTGAGTCTCGAACCGGGCGACGTACTCAGGCACCGCCGCACCATTGCCTCGAGGCCGATACAAGGTCTGGCACTCGTCATGGACGATGATGGCCCCGTCGGGGCAATCCATCCAGCGCGTCGGGTCCTCGAGAAGTTGCCAGCCCTCAAAGAGTTCCGGCTTTTGCAGTTCGATCCCATGATAGAACACGGGCCGATTTTCCTGCTTCGCCCGCTTGCGCACCGTGTCGAGCGTGAAAAGGGTTTTACCTGCCCCCGGCTGTCCGGTGTGAATGTAGATCACGGCGTGCCCCTTCCGATCAGCATGAGCTTCCCGGCACCATAGACCAGAGAATGCTTGACGAGCGCAGCCGCGCCAATGATCGAAATGGCGTCCGGAATCCGTGCCAAGCGAACGATGTTGTATATCTGCGGATCAAGCTCCAGCAGATTGTTGAATGCCTGATCGAGCGCGTAATCCATGAGCGCATCGAGGCCGACCACAAAGGCGAATTGCAGCCCGAGGGCGAGCATGGCCTTTGCAATCAGGAACTTCATGGCCCAACCGAGGGCCGTGATAATGGCGGCTGCAATCACTGGCATTACATCACCCCCGAGATAATGCGGAATGCTTGTATCCACGCGATCATCATGACCGCGTAACCCAGCATTTCAATGAATCGGTTGATTTCGGAAAACGGCAGCGTGATCGTTTTACCCATGATCGTGAAGGACTGATCCGACAATCCCGCACCCCCGCCGATCTCCGTCACATTCAACTCGGAATCGACGTCGATCAGCTTGCGGTCCAGCCCTTCCCCTTCGCCGGTGCCGTTAAAGTTCTTCATGCCCTGAAAGGCGTTCAGCACGTCGTCGGTGACTTCCATCGCGCAATTCGCCTTGTGCGAAGCTTCGGCAATCGCGCACTGCACGGCATCGCCGCTGCACTTAAAGCCGCCCGCACATGACCCGGCGAAGCTGCCGTCAGTCTTTGTGCCCACGCATGACGGGTGAGAAGGGTTCGTCTTGCAAAACTCGGAAAGCGGCTGTTCCGACGTTTCCGTTTTCGTTTCCTGACTTGCTATCGACCCGTCCGGGTTCCGGTAAATCGTCGTAGTTTCCTTCGTGGTCGTGGCCTTGCCGCCGTCGGTGCTGGTCGTTTCCTTCGTGGTCGTTTCGGTGGTCGAACCGTCCGGGTTCGTGGTCGTATTCTTGTTGCCCTCCGCTGGCGTGGTAGTCGTGTCATTGCGGACAGTTTCGCCCGGCTGCGGCGCTACGCATGCATCAATGCCATTGACCTGACCCCAATAACCGCCTGTGGCCTGACAGCCTTTATCGTCACTGCCCGACTCCCACCAAGGCCGCTCTTGCTGCTCGACATAATCGAGCGTCGGATAGGTGCCATCACCCCCGCAAGTCGTGCCCGTCATCTTGAACGGCCCCCGCATGACGCAGGACTCCCCGAGCGACACAAAGTCGCCCGAACCCCCTATGCCCGTGCGCGTGCACTCGGTCGAGGTTGCTTGAACAGCACACGTCCCATCGCAGAACGTAGAGCCGCCGCCCCCCGCAGAACTAACCGATGCCCAACTGTCCGACGTGCCGTAGCTGTTGCCCGCTTTTGCCTCGCAGGGATTCTTGCACTCGGTGCCCGTCCACGTATAACCCGGCGTGCACGTGATGCACTGGCCGCCATACCAATGCCCGCCACTTTGTTCACATTCCGCTTCCGGACTCGACTGGCAATACCAGTATCCCGGCGTACTTGGCGACTCTGTCCACGTACCAGCGCAACCAACCAACCTGAAATAAACGGTACCCCACGCAATACCACCAGCGTCACGGCAAAAATTGCCACTTGCGGTCGATCCCGGCTTAATAAACCCACATGCCTGATTGGCCGTCGACGCATGAACAGTCTGCCCGCCGTATAACGTTGCTTCCCAAAGATTTTTTTCTTCGGCAGCCGCCAACATAGGGACCGCAGCTATTAAGAACCCAAGCGCAAACCACATCAATCGGCGAAGATGAGCCATGCTGCCCCCAAGTAACAAACCAGAACCCACGTTCCCATTTCCGACCCCCTGACATGAAAAAGGGCGAGCCGAAGCCCGCCCCCGGCGTTCCAGTGGTGCGCAATTACATTGCGCGGCGCACCCACTTGAAAACCTTGATGCCGACCATGACGAGCAGGACGGCGGCACCGATCGCGGCGATCGGAGCGGCAGCGCCTTCGATCTCGGTCACGATGGAGGTAACGTCCGGCGCGGCAGCCAGAGCGAAACCCGGAACAACGGCCAGACCGGCCACAGCGAAATTGCGAAGTTGCTTCATGTCGAATCCCCTTTTTCATCGACGTTAAGAACCCGGGCGAGAACCCGGAACACATATGCAACCGCCCAAACCAGCAGGACCGCCCCGCCGACTTGTGCGCCTTGCTCGGGTGTCAGTGCGAAGGGCGAGTTAAGCGCCGCGTCGCCGCTGACGAGTACGTAGGAACAGGCCGAAACTTCCACCGGCTGAGGCTGGACGGCGTAAATCGTGCCGTCGGTATCGACCTGTACGCAGATAGTCACGCTGCGGCCTTCTGCGGTGCCGCGACAGGATGCAGACCGCGCACGAACACGGTGAGGCGGCGGTTCCGATCCGTGTCAATGTCCAGCTCGATGGCGTACTGGCCCGGTGCGCAGTCCTGACGTTGGATCAGCGCCTCGGTGTAGACGCGCTTGTTATCCGGCAGGGTGATAAGCCCTTCGATGACGGTGAAGAACCGCGACGGGTCTTTGCGGCCTTGAATGTTGCGCGAGCGGGTGAGTTCGAACGGGAAACGCATGATTTTTCCTTATGCCGCTAGGGTAGGTTCCCAAACCGGGGCGGCGGTGCCGGTAATGGGGTTGTGTCCGTTGGTGCCCTGCCCGACGCGCCACGGGGCGCGCTGAAGTCGAACGGCCTTGTAGAGTTCCGCGAGTTCGTCCGGCGTGGCTTGCTTTGCCCATGCCGGGGCGACGGCTTGCGTATAGGTGCGCTCGCTTTCATCCAAAGCGAGGAAAGCGCGGATCGGTGCGGCGAGCTTCTTGGGGAGTTCGGGCACGTGCAGACGGGCGAGGACTTCATCCGCCTTCATGCCGAGGGTCAGCAGCGCATGGATAACGCGGCCCGCCTGCTTGCGACCGTGTTCCACGGAACGCTCGATGTGTGCCTGGGCGACATGGCGAACGGTGTTAATCTGACGCTGTTCCTGTTGATGTTTTTCGAGGCACTTATAAGCACCAGCGAAGTACGCGCCAGGGTTACGGATAGCGTCGATGGGGATCGTGCGCCCGTTGCGGTTGCGGGTTTCGACCTCGCATCGGAACCAAGGCGAATCGGGGTTGCCCTGTTCCTTGCCCTTCTCGTATCCACGGAACAAGCGGCCCGACTCGCGGGAACCGACGTAGAAGGTGCAGCCCTTGCCGGTGCCCATGTCGTCAATCAGGCGCGCAAGCGGGCTTTGACCGCGCTGAGGCTTGAAGCCCTCCGCCTCGTATTGGGCGCGGCACCATTCGATGTTGTACTGGTCGCCTTCAAAGTCATCGACAGCGTGATCGATGCGCGTAATGCGCGCATCAAGCATATCGAGCGAATCCGCGACCGCTTCCCAGTCTTTGACCTGCATGCAGCCTGCACCGGTCAGCTCGAGGTGGATCGTGTCGCCGTTGCCACCGTAGGCAACGAGGCCGACGCCCTCAATGTCGATGCGATGCTTGTAGCCGTTCCAGCCCTTACCGGTCTTGACGATACGAGCCTCGATGCCCAGCCAACCCTTCAGCACAGTCTCAATAAGCTCTTCAGTCTGCGAGGTGTGCAACGTGCGGAAGGTGACGCCGAGGAAGTCAATGAAGGCGGTGTTCATTGCTTGCGCTCCTGATACTCGCGCTCGATCTGATCGGCGATATCGGCGAGGCGTAGCGCCTGCGACTTGAGGCGGGCAACTTCCGCCCGGAGTTGCACGACACGGAAGGAGGAACCCCCCGCGACGGCTTGCGCCGCCGGGAGTTGCGAGGGGCTTTGCTGGGTGATCGTTTGTTGCATGGCCTGCCTCAGCACGCTCGGTTCTCGAAACCAATGGCCAGAGCGAACGAGTCCGCAACGTCTTTCCCGTGGATGCGCCCCAACTCCTGAACGACACAACGAACAAACATGACCGCCGCTTGCTGCCGATTCTGCGTGTCTGTATTCAACGCGAAATGTGCGAACTCCCGAGCGTGATCCGCAATGTCGATCAGCAACGGAACATCGAGAGTAGGGACACCCCCCGGCACCGCTTGCGCAGTGGGGAGTTCCGAGGGGCTTTGATGGGTGCTGGTTTGTTGCATGGTGCAGTTCTCCCAAACTGGTTGATAACGCCACTACCGAATAACCGCCGCGACTCTCGACCGCCGCGCTACCGTCGAATCAGGCCCGTATTACTAGACGGGCCTTTGAAGCTTGCGCCCCTCCCCCGCTAATCACACCCTATGGGGTGGGGGGGTATTTGTTGGCAACTGCCAACGGCTCGAAATGTATCCGGGTGCTAACGATGTTGTCAAGTGCTAACAACAAAGATAGGGTGCATCGACCCTTAGGAGGACTTGAAATGCGGACATAAGAGCGCCGACCGGGTGAGCCGGTCGGAATAAGCGCCCATGAATCCCTGATATTCCTACACCATTCGGCCCGCTGTTCGTGGCTGTAAGTGTGCCTTCTCCCCTGACTGGATGCTGGCCGCTGGGCGTGCCTTCGGCCCACCCACCGACCAGCCCCGACTAAATCACGCTTTCGTCGTGCCTTCGGCCCAACGAAACCGCTCAAGTCGGCCCTACCGGGTCCAGTTGTGTCATCTGGTCGTCCCGGTTCGGTTTGGCAGCCGGCCGGGGGTTTGTGTCGCGTATCGAGTTATCCGAACAGCCCTGCGCCGGGCTGCGGCTTCCGGTCGATTCCTTGACGGAATAGGCCAATACTATCGTTTTACGTGACAGTCACATCAAATACAATTAGCCTTTATTGTGACAGTCACGCATAATACGTACATGGACAACAGCAATGGAGCGAAGG